AATTTGTGTGTTCAGCAGGAACACCGTAATCAACAATGAGATTCAGGTTATTCTCATTAATAGTGACCTGACCAGTCGCCATCAGTTCGTTTTTCGCAACCTTTGTACGAGTAAAGACCTGATCCGCAAGGCGGATACCGTCATTGATGACGTAATCGTACATCTGGTCATTCTGAATGCCAGAGCGAATCAGTGCGCGCATACGTTCAGACTGATTGAGTTTCACCTTGATGAGACCCTTCTCAATGTTGTGGGTGTCCACAGGAACACGGAAGGTTGTCAGTGCTTCGGTATCGAAACCGTGGAACTGTGCCATAACAGGGATCTGATATTCGGATGCAATGCTCTGCCACTGAGCCATCAGATTATCAGTACGCTTGTCCCCAAACAGACCGTCAATCGGATCATTCGGGCGAGTTACGTTGAAACCTACGTCGATCCATTCTGCCTGAGATACAAGACCAAAGATGTTGTTCTCAAATTTACCCATTATTTACTCCTTATTTCACATCGACAGTTGCGGAACCGTAAGCATAGGCTTCACCTGCAAGGGTCAAAGCCACAACAGCGATCTTCTTGCCATCAGTGGATGTAATTTCAGAGTTGAAATTAGCAACCTTTGTCCAAGAGTTGTCAACCTTCTGCCCCGGAATAACGGTTGCGGCAGTGGAATCGGTAATCTTGTAAGCATACTGTTCACCGGTTTTGAGCGTTACGCCAGAAGCGGAGATTACCGTTTTTCCGTCGTTACTTGCACTTGCCGTAGAAGTGACAGTAAGAGTTTCAAGACTCTGCGGAAATTCAGGACGAACTACAGTAGAATCCTCAACAAACTTGATCCCGGTCAGGACAGCCTTTGCGGAGCTTTCAACCGCTGCCGGAAGTCGGCTTTCGATAACGAAACCTTCTGTTACGACAGAACCGGGCATGTTACCAGAAGTCACATCGACATCCTCATAAAGAATACCGATAGCATTCCCATCATTAGACGGGTAAACAGTCCCCATCGGGACGTATTTTCCACCATTTTCGGCTGTGGACGCGCCGGACTGCGGGATTTCCTTAGTCACCCGAACACATTCCTCGTGAGCGAGGAAATAACCGGGTGAGTAGATTTTCCCAAAACCACCATCAATAAAAGACATCTTTATTCTCCTTTTGTCTCACTTGTTCCATAACGCTCGTTATGGTATTGTGCGGCTAACTGCGCGGCTCTTCCAGAAGTCGTACTCGGTTTATTCTCGTTCTGAGAAGTAGGCGGAGTTGATACTTCTGCACCCTTCGTAGTTTCTGTAACAATGAAGTCAGCCCAATCACTTTTTGCGCTTTCCTTCAAAGTATCTACATCTTCCAATCCGCCCTTTTCATTGAGCTTCATGTCGTCGAAATTCGTAATACGAATGATGGAATTGATCCGCTTTTCGGAAATTCCTACTTCGCGCAGGACATCCCTGTATGCGTTTTCAAGCTTAGACCTTGTTTCCTTTGCGGTAATGTTAGCCTTATAGCTTTCAAACTCATTTTTCAGAGTTTCACTGTCAGACTTGACTTTGTCGTACTCCTTTTGAAGAGCATCCTGATCTGATTTTGCCTTATCAAATTCAGCTTTCAAAGTTTTGTACTTTTCTTCGCTTGCACCATTGGCTTTTTTCAGTTCTTCTTTCAGGTTGTCGCGTTCATTCGTGACAGCCGCAAGTTTCTCCGCATCAGCCTTATAACCATCCCGCTGTTCTTTCAGCGATTCGACGGTTTCAACGTGTGCCGCAATGATTTCGTCAATCTTGTCTGCCTCAATTCCGAGTGCAGATAAATACTTCCTCGTAAGTGCCATTACTATTCTCCTGTTCTTCGGATTGTGTGATTCCCGTTGCTTCGGGTAAATAAAAAAGGCGGTCGGATTTACTTTTCCGACACGCCTTCTCAGGGTCTATGCCTGTATATATATATTATACAATATTTTTTTCTATTTTTCAATATTCATTGTTACCTACTTTCTCATTATTACTAAGTATAAACAATCCTACGCTTCGGATTGATAACATCGTCACCTCGGTATATAGACTCTGCTATGTCTTTATACTCTCCCTGATAATCTTCCACTGCCGGTCGCAAATATGGTTGTGCATTTTGATACATGGTTCCCAATTCAACGTATGCGGCATATTCTTCATCGGCATGAAGAATTACTGCTCGATCAGACAGACTGTAATTGATAGAATCACGCAACGCACCAGTATCTACAGGAACTATATCCTTTGCATGACCAACAGCCGCTTCTCCAACTTCTTCCAAGATTTTTATAGTAGCTTCATTCTTAGATCTGGTAAATGCCTGAGTATTATCAATAACCCTGATTTGAATAGCTGACATAATTCACCTCAATCATTCTGATTCTTATTCCGGGTGAAATCGCCACCATTGAATCTTCGCTTATCTAAAGTGCCGGAAGATTCTGTATTACCATTTGCTTTCGCCGCATCTTCAGCATTTTTCTTCTCTAATCTGGTCGCGCGCTGGGCAAGCAACAGTTCTTTCAGTTCAGGGTTGGAATTGATCTTCTTTATCATGTCGAACGCCCTATCTCCATCTCCCAAAAGCGTAAGCGTCTTTTGTGTGATGTAGTCTGGGTCAAGATAGTTCACACACTGAAGAACATTACTAATTTCTTCTGCCCTGTTTATCAACGCGCTTCGTGTGAATGTAGGTGCTTCATCATTGATCCCGGCAACAGCCAAGATATTGTCAAGAAAATCCAACACGCAGTATTCAAATTCATCAGTCTTTACATTCAAAGGCTCATATGACGCTTTGATTTGTGTTGCCGTTGATGCACCGGACACAATACGTTCTGTATCAAGTGCCATTGCGTCACGGTACAAGTCCTTCGACAGCCTGTCCAGAAGTTTTTCCCGTGCTTCATACGGAACTTCAATCGTGTGCGCTTCGGCTTTCGCATCGTCACCCTCAACAACTGCCGCCCTGACTGTTTTCATCCTCTCAACAAATTTCACGAGGTCAATATCAGACATTCCACCCGCATTCTGAATCGTCCAGTAAATCTGTGAAGCGTCATCTACATCATTCGCAAACCCTGATTTGATAAGATCGTAGCAGTCAATCTGTTCACGGATCCCGATAAGTTCAGACTGCTTGCTTTCATTTCCCCAAAATGGAACAATAGGGAAGGTTGGATAATTATCGTAATCATAAATCATCGTGCCATCAGCTTTTGTGGTTTTCAGCTTGATGATGTAGGGCGTTTTCTGCTTCAGCACTTGTCCTTCGCCATGTTTCCAGAGATATTCTGTATAACCATCTAACTCGTACAATGTAGCACGCAGAGGTTTTCCGGAATCTATCTGCCAAAAACGAACACCTGCCATCATTGCACTGTTGTTTTCATCATACAGCGGGGCAAATTCTGTCACTTTAAACACTTCCATGTGGTCAAGATTCCAGAAACAGAAAGATACACCTCCAACCAGAGCATTTTTCGCGGCTTTCTGCAATTGCTTTTCAAAATTATCGCCCATCTTCTCAGCTGTGTCAGATTTTTTCCATGTCACGCCGTTTCCAAGAAGATATTGAACTTCCTGTGTGATAAACCTGTACAGGAAATTACTTCTCATTTTCCAGTTCGCCGAATAGTTATCTGGAACCACTTTACCGGAAACGGTGTACAGAAGTTTCTGGTATTCCACTATGGTACGGTTTCTCTTCCGCGCATAATCAAAAGCAATCTCTGCTTCTTTTACCGTTTCACTTGATTTGTATTCTTCGACAAGAGCATGAATGAAGTTCATTCGTGCTTTCCAATCGTCCCCGACAGACTGTAAATCCTGAAAAGTTTTCATATATGCACCTCTGTTCTAATGATACATCAATTCCATAAAGGCTTGTATTCGTCCCTTGGTCTTACAATATGCTTTGTCCGCACAAAATAGCGCGTCAAGTCTGGCATATGGTCATTTTCTTTTATGACAGTATCAGCCTTTTTATCATCCCACACATAACTGCTCATTTCACTTGTCCATTGTTTGATCTCCGGATTGACTTTGAACAATCCCTTTTTTATCGCGGTCGCCGTCTGCCTTATACCGTCATTTACGTCATTGTCTGCTTTGTAAACTTTGCACCATCTTCTTCTTCGTATTTCCTCAATAAATGAAGCGGCACTCGGATCAATAATCAATGTAATTAGTGGAATATTCTCATTACTAATTTCCGGTGCAAGAAATTTTTCCATATCATCGGCATATTCACTATCTGTTTTTTGCTTTCCTGTTTGCTTTCCAGAATAGTAATAACCTCTTGTTCCATACCAAACACCATCTGTTTTCAATTCCCATAAGATCGCGGCAAATGGGTTCTGTGTACCATAGTCGATGGACACACATATTTCTGTTGTCGGTAAATCAGGAGGCGTTCTCAGTGCTTCTTCAAACATCGGGAATACAAGCCCCTCTGCTTTTGCCCATTCACCAAGGATGTATCTCCGGAAATACACGGTTCCGCTGTACTCAATTTCAAGGTTCCTTACATATTCCTTTGGCAGAAATGTGTTGTCATACAACGTATATTGAAGGTAGTAAATATCCGCGCCCTTTTCTTTGTTGTCAATGAACTCTTTTATGAAATGTGTCGGGAAGCTCGGATTTGCTGTCGCGTGGCAGGTGGAATATGGAAGTGAAAGACGAGATTTCAACATCTCGAATACTTCCTGATGAATATCTACGACCTCATCTATATAAGCAAATTTGATTTCTGCACCACGGATCCTCGTTACCTGATCGGCGTTACCTGCACCAATACAATATACTTCTTCACCGAATACGTTAGCGATATTCCGCGTGTTGATTTGTGTTGCGGCATCATCTCCCCACATGCTCCGGATCGGTGTGAGTACATTACGTTCAATTGTTTCTTTCGTAACGCCAATGATGAAGTTCAGCCCCTTCAGACCGCGGCGTTCTCTCAGACAACTCGGGATCACATACTGAATACCAACATGGGATTTGCCGGATCGAACTGCACCAATTGAAAAATTCCACCTGTGTTTGGCATTTCTGATATACTCAGCTTGTTTCGGTGTCAGTAATATTTCCGGCATTTTCCGCTGCGTCCTGAATCTTTACGATCAACTTATCCATATCTTTGAAAATATCAATATCCGGAGCCTGTATCCCTCTGTCTTTCCATTTGTCGGGCTTCCTGTTCTTCAGCCAGAAACAGCACGCGCCGGTTTCAGGAGGCGCATAATGCTCATATTTCTGTATTTTCGCTGGGCGTGGCTGTCCTTGTGCATCATATTCAATAATAGTTTCCGTAGTAGAATAATCAAATCCAGTCGCGCGTTTGAAAAGTGACCTCTCAACTTTTGCATCTGCAACATCTTTTGATTCCTGACGAGCTTTTCCAAATTCCGGATATGTATCTGCCCACCGCTGAACTGTGCGCCGGGTAACATGGAACGCGTTTGCTACATCTTCGTCAGTTGCACCATTGATATACAAAGACCACGCCCAATCTGGATGGTAATCCGAATTGTAGCGTAAGGTATTTGCCATTATTCATCCCCTAAATACTTTTCGCAAAGATAAACAATCAAATCAGACTTCGTTTTTTCAGTAATCAGCCCTGAATCTTTCGCTTTATTAATTGCGGCTTTCACAATCAGTGTGTCTCGGAGATTGATCGCACCACCACTGAATAGTGTAGCAAGTGCTGTCCACTCTTCATTCTCTGTGTAATTCCGTTCTCCTATTGCCTCCAGTGTGACCTGTGTCATCTTATGCACTGCCATACCGATAGATTTCACATCTTCATATTTCATCGTGTCGCTCAGTGCTTTGATGAATGGCTGAAACTCATCCCTCGGTGCAAGCCCAAGAAAGTCAGCTGAATGTGCCGCTTTTATCAGGTCATTCAGGTCTTTCAACTGGTGTGGCAGAAATGAAAAGCAAATCACTTTCATGTCAAAATCAAAACTCGGATTTGCGATCTTATCTATTTCTACCTGTAGGTCTTTGAAGTATTTCTCCGGCATTGCGCTTTCGATCATGTCATCTACATCTGTAATCATCTTGCAGATCGTCCGCAATGTAGAATCATCATCAAACCCCTGAATAGCATTGTGAGCTAACTGCTTTGCCGCTATACTGCTTCTGCTCAGACCTGATGTATCTATGATGGCAATGATTTCTTTCAATCCTGCGGCTCGTGCGCTCTTTACACGATGGTGTCCTGAAATGATTTCAAGTTTACCGTTACTTTGTACAAGCAAAGGC